CGTCGTCCATGCGGTCGATCGAGAATGCTCGTCCGCGTTCTTTGGACAGTGTCAAGGTTTCCCATGCCCCGGTTACGTCGCCGACAGGATAGCCGGTACTTCTTGCGTAATCGCCAAGTCCAACCATCGAGGTTTTGAACACGTTTACGGCGTTTGCCCCGCCAAAATTGACAGGTTTTGTGGCTGCGTCCATTGACGCGGTTAAACTGGCGTTTTTATAAATCTCGTCCAGTATAGGTTGATATTTAGATGCTAATGCGATACTCATGATATTTTACCCTTTCATTTAAGCCCAGCCGCTTTCCGGAATGCTTCAATTGCTGCCGCGTCCGGTTCTGTTTTGCTGGGGCTGTGTTTCGTTCCGGCGACTGTTTCGGTTGCCGGCTCGGTATATTTTTTGTTCTCCGTCAGAAAGTCTTTCAGGTTCGCGTCGAACTCGCCGTCCAGCTTCCCAACCTTGAAAAGCACATAGTCCACATCCTCAACGTTCACCCCAGCTTTCAACGCAAGATTTTCACGCCGAATCGTCTCAGCCTTCGCTTCAATTTCGGCGTATTTATTCTCACGTTCAGCAGTCCGCTCAGCCTCGGTCTGTTGAGACTTTTTCCATTCTTTGAAGGCTTTCAAGTCAGCTTCATCTGGGAGATTTTTGCGCTCTCGTGCAATCCTCTCAGAGATTATTCTGTCGAGTTCAGCCTGCGTGAATGTTTTTTCCTGCTCTGCCGCAGTAGATGTTTTTTCAATGTCCGCACTTAGCGTTTTATCCTGCTCTTCAGCAGTTGATTTAATTTCGTCTGTCATGATATTCCTCTATCCGTTTTCTGCCCGTCGGCTTTTTGTAATTCGTTGTATATGACAATTATACATCATTTTCGCTACGAAACAACCTCGATTGAATACCAATCATCTTTTTTTCTGCTTCTTTCATTTCATTAAGAATCTTTTCAAGCTTTTTTCGTTGTTCTTCATTCGCACTATCTTTTATTGACCATTCAGGAGTAGTATAGTCAATAAAATCAATTAGTTCAGGTGGTATATAAAATAACATTATTTCCATCCTTTTATTATTTTTATAACTTCTCTCGATACGCGTTTTTTATTCGCATCACTGATCGCTTCTGCAAATGTCTCAGAAAAATTATAGCTTGCATACTCAGAAAGCTCACTCGTTATCGTTGGAATGTTTACCGGCAAGCCCAAATTTGCGAAAGCTTGGATGATTGTTCTTCTTGATATATCTCTTTTCCCTATTGTATCAAGTGCCCGTATTTTTAGTGTTAAGTCATTAGGATTGACTGAAAACGGATTTACACCAGCTTCGACAAAAGCACGAGAATACTCGAGCATATGCCCCATCTCGTGTTCTATAATGCCTTTTATCCCATCCTTTTTTGTCCAAAATCCAACCGATACTTCATCATTGATCGCTTTATCGACAGATTTTATGTCTTTTAACAAATTAGGATTAATTCGTAAAGACGTTTTTATTTCACCATTCAATAAGTTTATTGTCGCAGATGCAATAGAAGGGCTACTGGTATCAACCTCCAATGATTGAACAAATCCAATCAATTGTGGATAGTCATTCATTATCTCAGCCACTGCCTTTTCAACTTTCTTTGAGATATCATTGCTCAATCCGCTCAAGTCAACGTTCGTTATCCCGAATTTACTATACATATCATCAATCGCTTTTGAGATATCAATCGCTTTCACCGGATGGAATCCGCTTACTACCATGCGCTCTGTCCTGACCGGTAAATCAAACGTGTCACTCAATTCTTTGTATTTATTTTTCAGCTTGGTGATCCTTGCCTGCTCCTGCCGTCTCAGCAAATCATCACCCGCAGCTTTGGCAATCGCAGCCCGATCTTTTGCTGCCCGAACGGCGGTTTCAATTTTTCGCTGCAGTTGAGTTGCTTCATACGGCGTGTATTCTTTTCCATCGAACATTTTCTTAACTTTCGATTTTTCTAAAATATCCTGAAGCTCTTTATTGCTGTAAGCAGGCTGCGAAACGCCAAGAATAATCTCATGGGTGTAATGCATACAATTCCATGTCCCAATTCTTCTGGCCAACGAATCGTTCAATTGCTGAAATTCTTCATGAGTGTATTGTCGCCCTTGATAGGGTGCATGATCCGGAGCTGGATTAAAATGCGCTGATATCTCGACACCATCCGATTTGATCTCCTTGCCGATGCGCTGTTGAACACCCTGATTAACTTCACGGATCCCGTCAAGGATGTTTTGACGGACTGCACTATCCATCCGCCTCGAGTATCCGCTTTCGTAATCGACAACTCGAATACCGCTATCAGCCAGCTCTTTCAATGTCGATCTCATGGCAGAGTTATAATCTGTCAATCCGATCGACGCTTCATAAATGGCTTTGTCGATCACTTCTTTATACGTTTCTGCCAAGCCTTTGTAAACAGTTTCACCCTGCAGATTTTTCACCCGAAATCCGATAGCTGTCGTATTGGAGAGATTCTTATACGAGTTCGCCGTTTGTTTTGCGATGGCTGAAACATAGTCTCTCAAAATAGTATTTTTTGAATATTGGATATATGGCGTTTTTGTGGCTTTGTAGAAAATCTCGGCATCAGTGTATCCATCCTTTGCAACGTATTCGAATATCCTGTTTATTTCGGAAACGTTTTTATCAGCAGCGTCAGCAAGCTTTTTGATGATCACATCGACGTCCGATCCAAACTCACGCATCTGATTCAACCGGTGAATATCCGTAGCGGACACGGTGCCGATTTCTTTTATCCGTCTTCCGATCATCTCAAGATATTCGGTGTTGATAGCCGTTAACCGTTGTTCGATTTTCGCTGGTAGCTGTTCAAAAGCGTTTTCTGATAGCATCACATCCCTAACAATTGTTCAGCAGTAGGTTCATTCATCTTTATTTCTGCAAGTGCTCGCTCAGCATCTTCATCGCTTTCAAGCGGAAACAGGTATTGACGCAGCTCTCGATCGGATACAACACCCTGCGCTTTCCCTTCCAAAAGTTCAGCAATCGTCGGTTTCACGTTCCGCTTTGCTTCCTCCTCCGTTTCACCATAAAATTTCATACGATATTCATATCGTTGTCGAATCCCTGCTTTAATCTCCTCTTGCCAGCGTTTGCGCTCGCTATCCTGATCGATGATATAGCTGTCGTCTGCGATAATTGTGATTTTCGTATCGGGGTCTACAGGTGCACCCAGTACATTCTTGCCAATCCACAACACGGCTTTCGTTATCTGTTTCAACGCCTTCTCTACGCTGATCATTTCTTTTGCAGCGTTCTGAACCAGGTCTTGTTTGGAACCGGTGTATTCAGTAGCCGTCTGAATCGTACCTGCTTCAAATTGGTAATGCCGTAAGCCCAGTCCAATGGCATATGAAAACTGGTCTAACATTTTCTGCAGCGCCAAACTGTTTTCTTCCACTCGTAACGATGGGTTATATTCCTTGATTAACTGGTCGTCCTTGAACCGGTCTCCGGCGAACATGAATAACTGTGCTCCGGCTCGCTGTGGCGGAATTACGTTACCGCTGGCATCCCTGTCCATCAGGGAAGTATTCATAAATACCATTTTCCGCCCCAGGATAAAATCGGTGATGTAATTGTCGAAAACGGTATCCAGTCCCTTCAAGATATCTTCGTTTCCAGAAACGATGGAAACGCCAAACGGTGAATCATAGTCGAATATGTTTATGCCGGATTTTCGAACCACGCTGAACCATGGCACGGGCGAACCAGTATGAATAACGATTGGATCTCCGAATAGCTTTCCTTGATCATCAATCGTAAACGCTGTGATCATATACAGCCCGTTTTCCAGCGTGTGCATGGATACCTGCTGGAATACCTTACCGCGTTCCTCCCTGTCGGAAATAAACGCTGCTTCGCGTAGAATGCCATTGTCGTGGCTGATCGGGATAATCTGATCAGCGCAAAGGTAATTCATACCGATGCCATCACCACGAATCAACGTTCGCGATTCTTCGGCGACCTCCATATTCTTCACGTATGTTTCAAACGCTGCCGTTCCAGCCCATCGGGACATGGCAATCAGTTCATTCGCATTGCGCCAAAAGTCAGATTCGCCCAGCACACCGGAAATTAAATCATCGCCCAGCAGCCATCGCGCTGACGCATCGTTTTCTATTTCGATATGCGTTTTCTCGTTCAGCAGGATTGACGCCCAGTCCTCAGAACCGCGCAACAGCATATTCGTTTTATGGCGGTGTAACTTTGTATATTTCTTTCCGCTTAGGTCAACCAATTGTTCATATTCATGGAAGCCCTTGACGTTGCCTTCCAGCCATGCCCGCCATTCTTCGATTTTCGCATACATCGGGCTTACTTTTGCAGTAATCCCAAATTCCTTGCCTATAACTTCAATTACCTGTCTTTGGTTCATAATCTCACTCCTATATCGTCGATCCACGCTTCCCAGCTATACTCGAACGCATCCGCTATATCGTTGATATCAGGATTTTCGTCTAATCGCTGGTCAGTATGTTTTTCATCCCACGTCTGGTTTTGTAACGAGAATACCAGCTTCGTGCATTTACGCCTGATCTTAAGCAATCCGATGTTCAGCATTTTTTCTTGTGCATAAATCCGCGTGTTAATTTCCTCTTTGGAAGCCATGACAGCGGAAACTGGAATACTCGCTTTGCGTAATGCAATATTCAGCCCGTTGACAATCGTCTCCGGATGGTCGCAGAAAGCATACGTCAGCCGGATTTCTGGAAATTCATTTTTAATCTGCTGCACAAACTCGATAAACTCTCGTTCAATCCTGTCTGGGCTGATCCCTTTGGAATCGAGCTTTTTTTCGTCCAGCGCGATAACGCCAGCTCCATGACGCAGAATGCCGGTGGCGACGAAAACCGTGTGCGATGTTGATTCCCCGAAATCGACGCCAAAGGAAATGAACGCGATCTGCTTTCTGATTTCGGCGTCAAGCGCATTGTTGATTAGCCACCGCTCGGGATCATCCGCAAACTGCCGGAAAATCACCCCTTCAGCGCGCACCCACAGGCCGAGAATGTAACGTTGGAAGAAGACGCCGGTGAACATCCTGGAAGCCTTCTCGATCTCTGCTTCGGTCATGATCGGATTGTCGCTCATCAAAAAATGAAGCCTGAACGTATCATCTCGCGATTCCTGAATGAAATTCTTGTAGAACCAATGCTCAGGATTCTCTGGGTTGCAATTGAACCATAGCTTCGAATTTCGGAACGTCAGCGTTCTTGCGATTGCCTGATCAACGAATGATTGTGGCATTAGCGCGACTTCGTCAAACAACACGCCTGCCAGCGTGATACCCTGAATCAGCGCATAACTGGATTCGTCTTTACCGCCGAATACATAAAAGTAATTCTCTTTTCTTCCGCACTTGACAACTAATAACCGCTCATTCCTGCGATACGTCATCGTATATGGCAAGTTTTCGATCTGCTGCACCGGCTTAATGATATTGCGTTCCGCGCTGGTGACAGTCTTTCCGCATATTGCAAAATTGGTTCGATCGAAATACTCCATCGCCCACATCATGAAGCCCATGATCATAATCGTAGTTTTGCCGGAACGCACTGAACCATCAGCGACGAGAATGCTTTCCTGTCGTTCCATGAATGTCAGGACTTCTCCCTGTTTATCGCTAATCGTTGGAATGAACATTCTTCTTTGCCAATTCTCGAATCGCCGTAATCAATTGATCATGCGTACATTCTGAATTATCGTGCGTTTCCTGTTCTATCCGGTCGACCTGTCCAAGATGCTGTTTACCAAGCCAAATCAGCATCGTCACATTTCCGGCTTTTGCAACTTCAAATTGCTTCTTTCGAAGTGATATTCTTCCGTTCGCGGAGAATTTTTTAAAGCACTCGGAAAAATCCATCTTGTATTTATTCTTCAGGATTCGATTCAGCGTTTTATCAGTGACATTCATGACAGAACAAATGTCCTGCTCCGTACAGTGTATTCCGCACAGCGCCTCAAACGTGCTGAAATCTTTGTCACTCCAAGTTATTTTCGGTCGTCCCGCCATGATCACATCACCTCTATTTTATGTGTCTAAAAGTACCGGCTCTTTTCCAGTAACATCCGCCCAGCGCTGGATTGCTACAGCCACGTAAGCCGGCGATATTTCGCACGCCCGACACTTCCGCCCCAACCGCTCGCAAGCGATGAGAGTAGTGCCAGAGCCACTAAAAGGCTCGTAGACTATGCCCGCCGTATGCTTTACCAAGTCCTCGGTAACGGGCATGGGCTTTACTGACGTATGCGGGATTTTCTCTACAACGTCATGCGTTATGATGTAGCAGTCCTGTACCGCGTCAGTCTTTCCCCATTCGGGCTTGCCTACCGATGATATAAAAATGGGTTCCCCGTTCATCATCCAGCAACGCCAGGGATTAGTCACATCGTTTGATTTATGCATCCACAAAGAACGCTCGAACTTATGTCCCTGCGCCCGTATCGCATCCAGCCAAACTGGAAACAATCGTGGTGATTGGAACGCAATCACAACGGCATTCTCAATCGGCATAACAGATAAACAACCATCGAATAAAGCCTGTAAACCTTCAGGGTCGTCGTTCTCAATACCTTCGCGGTTTATCCCGTACGGGGGATCGGTAACGACTGCCCCCGCCTTCTCTCCCCCCATCACCCTATCCACAACCGCCTTATCCGTGCAATCGCCGCAGATAATATAATGGCGATATTTTATTTCGGGTTCAAATTCATAACCACATTCGCATCTCATAATTTCACCTTCGCTAATTCGGGCAATTGTGATATAATGGTTGTATGGCAAAGAATAGGTGTTTTATCTGTAAGTCTGACAGCGGCAAATACCGCATCTGTGAATCGTGCTATCAATCCAATATGAAACCATGTACTGATTGTGGTGTACTTACTCCATCTATAACCGTGATGGGTAAGCCAGCCAAAAATACAACTTGTGTCGCCTGCACTGCGCGCAATAAGGCTGATACGCGCCGCATCGGCAAGACCTGTAAGGTATGCAAGCAGCGCCGTCAAAATGTTGATGCGTTCTATCAACTTTGCCCAGACTGCCTGAATATTGAAGTCCCATGCCCCGTCTGCGGAGAACCGATGCCAAAGTATCGAAAGCGTGGAATGCTCCGAAAGTTCTGTTCTTTTCGATGCTCCAAAATTGCACACCCAACAACTGGAGAACAAGCTAAAAAAGCAAATCAAACCAAGTGGAAAAACCATATTTATAAAACTCACGAAAATAGACTCGCCCGCGATACTGCCGAATATAAAGAATGGCGCAAGCAAGTATTTGAGCGCGATAATTACACCTGCCAGGAATGTGGAGACCATAGCGGCAATGGTCACGCTATTGTGTTGCACCCCCATCACATAAAGCCATTTGCAACTCATAAAGAACTCCGATATGACGTAAACAACGGAATAACACTTTGCCAGAAATGCCATAGAAAAGTACATGAACATGTTTTCATAGGTCGTGTATCTTCCCGCACTTAGGGCAAACAGTAAATGCCCCAAGCCCATACATATTTCCTGTTTTAACACCCCATTTTTCTCTGAGCTCCTCTGCCTTGTCAATCTGCGGTTCTACATCATCCGGCATATCATCTTCAGGATATAATCCAAGCTCCACCTCTGTGAAGCCCCAATCCAACAGATCGCCCATTTCAAATTCGTTCGCCAGAACGTCAAAATCCCATTCGCCAGTATTTTTATTCAAGCGAATGTTCAATTCTTCTACTTCTTTTTCGTTCAACTCGCGATCGGGAACCCAACATTCGACACTTTCCGATTTACCAGCTCGGAGAACGTGCAACCGTTGATGTCCTCCGATGACCGTATTATTTTTATCAGCATTGATAACCGGTTTGTCGATCATCCCGAATTTATCAATGGATTTTTTCAACTGGTTGAATTGCTTTTCCGTCAGTTGGCGCGGGTTTTTGTAGTAATCAGTTAACTCGCTGATCTTGAATGTTTTCAAATTCCATTTGATTTCACTCATAAATATCCTCAATCAATACAGTTCCTTTTGAATCAGCACGCGCAATCCAGTAACCGCCATCGATCTCGAGCCAAGTCAGTGTATTTGCAACGGATGAATTACCAGTCAGATGCACGCGCACGCCTTTCGGCAACCAGCTTTTTAATGATCCAGCAGGTAACGTTCTCATGTTCGCGCCATCTTCGCAAACGACTTCAGCCCAACCTGTCGATGGTTCTGCCGGTTCGATTTGTGCAGGACTATCAATCAGGAAGTCAGCCGGATCGGTTGCGCTTTTCCAGTCATCATATTTAAGTCGGTATTCGAAATGCAGATGCGGGCCGGTTGAATTTCCGCTATTGCCGGAATGTCCGATGACATCACCCGCTTTTACGGATTGTCCTGCAACAACGTTCCAGTTTTGCAGATGCGCGTACACAGTTCCCGCGTTCCACGCATGCTTCAACATGACACAATTTCCGTAGCCGGTCGAATCTATTCCAGCGGAGTAAACAATACCATCTGCAGCAGCCAAAACAGGCGTTCCCATTGGCAATGCATAATCAATGCCGTTGTGCCCCTTTGGATTCGTTATTTTTTCCCCAAATTTCTGCGTGATCGGGTAATTTCCGTCAAATGGTTTTCTTAGCTGCATTTTCCACCTCTCATCAACGCTTCCATCTCGGTTACGCGACTTTCCAATTCCTTGATCCGTGCTTCCTGCTTTTTGATTGTCGCATCCTGTTGCTTGATCTGTCGGTCACGTGACGCTATTTCTTCTTTCATCGTTTCGATCTGGATCTTCAATTCTGTCTTCTCCGCTGCCGATGCAGCAACAGAATCTTCAGCGGCATTGATCTGTGCACGGAGTTTGTCGTTTGAATCGCGTTCTGTTTGCAGTTCCTCATTCAATTTCTCCACCCTCCGCCGTAAATCTTCGAGTTCTTCTTTCGTTGCTGAATTGCTCGCGCTGATTTTCGCCGTAATTAATGCCGCAAAACCGCCCAATAAAGCTAAAATCGAAGTGACTATTTCCGCACTCATGAGGCTTTACCCGCATTGAATTTCTCATATACAGCCGATTCGATCGCTGCGTCAATCAGGTCTAAATCAATTTTTATACCGTGCAATTCCAGCCAGCGTTCGGCAACGTCAAACGCATATGTCTTTTTGTCCTCGATTAGTTTTGCTGCTCCGGCCTGCTCGGCTGCGGTCACGGCAAATACTGCAGCCTCTTCCAAAAGTGACGTTATTTTTGGATTCCAGGCTTTCGATTCAGCCAGAAAATATTTTATCTTTGCGGCAAGAAAACCAACCAACGCGACAGCCAGAATCGGCAGAAACACTTCCAGTAATTTTTGCAAAACAGCCGAAAAAACAATATTCCATTCCATTTGTGGCCTCCGAAATCGATAAACAAAAAAAGGCGAATCAACATCACTCTCGGCGCGTAAAATGTTGATTCGCCTTTTTAGGGTCTGAATCTATACTAACTGATCTAATTATACATTCTTTTCGATCTCTTTGTCTATTAACCTGCGTATTAATTCAGCGCGATATATGTCTAACTCCTTCGATCTTTTGTTAAGCCACTCGTACTGCTCCGAATTACAGTGAAAATTTATTAACTTCATCGACTCGTTATAAATAGGCGGTCGCCCGATTACATTTTTTTCGTGTTTTGTCTGATCTAAAATCCACATTTTTTCACATCCTCCAGAATAATTTCTTTGCTATGTTTCCGGTGTTTCCCCCCACCGGTAGGGGCTATGATTGAATTATTACTTTGTATTTTGGGTATTCGACCGCAATCAAATTTTTTGCGGCTTCGAAATCTTCCGCGATAGCATAGCAGTAGTACAGCGGTCCTCCGTCCGCACCTGTCGCTCCAGTCGAATGCAAACCTGCTTTTGTTTCGTTCGTTTTAGCTTTATTCGATTCGCGAATGTAAATCTGTTTTCTGCCTTCAAATCTCTGAAATATAAATTTCTCCATCTCGATCCTTTCTGCCGGTGATTGCCCGCGCCGGCACGGGAGTGATTGCTAAAATTCGGCGCATAGCGCCAAATTACTGCACGTATCCTGATACAGCTCGTCAGCAGTGCGGACGCCTGCGATCCTGTATGCGTCCCTTGCTGTGATTGCTTCGGCGACATGCCGGCCGCCCCAGTATTCGTTTTCTTCCAGCCACTGATCCCGCTCCGCGCGTGTGTCAAACGCATACGCTGACCAACCGTCCCCGTCGTAACTGTTATCGACACCGTAAGAATTGTGACCAGCATAAAAATGCTTATCACCATGTAGTTTGATTCTTCCGTTGCTCATATCTCGATCCTCCTTTTTGGTTTCGGCGTTCTGCGCCTCTTCAGTGCCGCGCTCTTTAGCGGCAGACCTGCCGGAGGATTCCTCCGGCTTATACTTCAAACAATGAAGTCGTATAATTTCGCTTTCAACCGGATTATTTCTTCTCTCAGATTGTCGTTTTCCTTCTCGACTGCTTTTTTCTCCTGTTCCAGTTCCGTGATTTTTGCTACGTTTTGTTCACGTTCTTGATTATTTTGATTGATAATTACCTGAAGTGATTCTATTTTGGAGTCCTTTTCGCTCAGTTTTATTTCGCGATATTCTTTCTCTCTTTTTAGATCATCGTAAGCCCTATATAGTTCGTTGTTTAATTCACCGTTCTCGTTCTTAGATTCAACAAGAAATTTCTCTAACTCTATTATTTTTGTTTCTAACGAATCACGCGAAACTATATATTCTTTGCAGGAATAACCAGCGTCATCACGAATATTTCGCTCGGCAAGTTCCCAAACGCCTTCGAATGCCATGCCTACGTAAGAATTAATCCCGCCAAGTCCTTCAACGATCTTTCGAATTTTTTCTAATCCCTTCAGTTCATCATCTTTCGAAATATAAAGTTTTGTTTCCATTTTATTTACCTGACCTTTCAGTTTTTTTGTTTTTTTTGACTCTATTGCTCCTCTGATTTTTTTTATCAGAGGAGCTAACAATCAAAAAAATGGTTCAATCCCTTAAGTGTCCGTATTCCAGTCTTAGTTTGTTCAGCTCTGCTTCTAATTTCTCCATTTTTTGATTCAATTCGAATGCTTTTTCAGCGCGCGGAAGCATGTCTTTTATTATTGTCATGCCACCGATCTCGTACAAATCAGCCATTTGTTGTTTTCCATCAACATTGCTTATTACAGGATGCCATGCGTACACAATTTCGATTATTTCGTAGTCGCTATCTGCAATCTCTTTTCCAATTTTTTCCTCAAATTCTCTCTTGTTCATTTTTTACCCGACCTTTCAGTTTTTTTTGTTTTTTTTACTTGTTCTTAATTATTATTATACATATATATATGAAAAAGTCAAGTGGCAATTTCAAAACTGGTTAAACAAAAAAAAGACTGCCATAGCTGGCAGCCTTTTGCAAATAATAAACCGTTTGCTTATTCCTCCTCATCCACGCAATAACTGGCTCGTGGCGGTTTCGTGACGTTGACATGCTTCACGTCACCACCAGAAACAATAATAACGACCTCCCCCCAACGGCTCGGCGTTTCGCGGATCTCTACCAGTGCAGCCATGATCTGATCAATCGCTTCCGAATCCGTCATACGTCCCGCCTCTTCAAAATTCTCCAGTCAAATTGCGGATATAACTCTTTGACCTGCCGCCACTTAATTTTGAACACCGCCGTTTCGATGCCTTTCGTATCCTCAACGACCGTTCTCTTAGTCCTCACGTCGAAATACATAAAGTCAGCGATATATATGACTGATCTCATTCGTTCGCCGGTTTCCGCGTCGGTATATGCTTGGTTGATCACGAATTCTACCTGCAATTTTAGATTGGCAATTTCTCCAGCACGAAGAAGTAACAATAGTTGCTGGTACCGATCCGCTTCCAGAATCGAAGGAAACTTTATCCCGTTGACGATTGTCTGCTTTGAATGGTATTTTGTCATGCAGTGCGCTTTCTCTCACGAAATATAAATTCTATTTCAAAACTAATTCTTACATGCGATATTTGCTCAATGCAAACGTTTACATTTCAACGTTTACCAGTGCACCGGTATATTTTACCGTTTTAGAATCATCGTTCAAATTTGAGCCTCTACGTTCCATTTTAGATAGTTGCCCAATTTGAACAATAATTCGTAGGATGAAAGAATCCCCATGTTTCTGAACGATTGTAGTTTTTCTGCTTGTCGCAGGATATACTCTTTATCGGTTTTAGACAATTTGTTGAAAGCGGAGGTATAAATATCCATCTGCTCGTCAGAAGGTAATGAACGCAATAGGCGGATTGTTTCAAACTCCTCAGCTTCTTCTGGTGTTCGAATAGGTTTAGTCATGTATCCCCTCATTCAGTCGGTCACATTTCGCTTGACATTCTTCTTTTGTTGCAAACAGCTGACTTTCATCATAGCTTGTGTCATCTCCACATAAGAAATAGCGTACACACCGGATAGCCTTGTCAAAAATTTGTACGTCTATGGTTAATATGCGATTCTTGAACGGATCAAATCCTATTTCATCTCCGGTGTATTCCTCAGTCCAGACAATATCGCTAATATCAAATTTTGTTTCAATCTCGATTTTCATTTATTCTCCTCTCCTTTCTCTCTCAAGAATCTCATTCAACCTGATACATTCGAATTCGGCTTCGTCCTCTGTGGCGAATAATTCACTGTCGTAAAAACATCCGCCATAATAACCTCGCAAATCATAACCAATATTAGCTTTTTCTTTTTCGTACACATTGATTTTTATCATCCAAACAGTTGCACTTTCCGCGTAATATTTATATTTTGAATATGATTTTTCGACTATCCAAACATTATCGCCAACATCGTACTTTGTTTCAATTTTCATTCTGCATCCTCTTTCCATGCAATTAGTGTCCTCGCAGGTTCAATCAAAAACATCTGCCTCTTCTCATCTTCCAATCGCTTTGTTGCTTTGTCGTAATAAGTCTTGTCAATTTCAAAGCCCG